TGTACTTATACTGAGGCTTGCCGTTGTACTCGCCGTTCGGTTCGCACTCCACGCCGACGAGGATGGTCTGGCCGCAGGCTGGGGCGATGTATTCCAGATACTCTGCCGGGGTTGCGTCGAGACGGATCTCTTTCATATGGGTGCCCGAATACTTACCGACAAGAATGGCAAGTGACATACCATACTTGGTCGAGAAGTTCTTCGACAGGCAGAAGCCCTTGTCGTCGACGAAGAAGAGGCGGGCGGAGCAGGTGCCGTCCTCCCAGACCTTGACCTTGTCGGTGCCCTTGGGGCGGATGAGTTTCAGTTTGTAGGTGCCGTTGGTCGAGATGTTCGTCAGCGGGGGGCGGTCGTTATTGGGTTCCATGAGATTAGGCAAAGGTGATGGCGGTGGAGGCGGACGGTCCCTTGATGTCGATGACCTGGACGGCGTCCCCGTAGGCCGGCCACTCGTTGAGGGTCGTGCACTCGCGGTAGGCTTGCAGCGCCTTCTCGAAGTCGGAGCAGGCGTAGGACATCAGCTCAGGCCCAATCTCCACGACGGCGGTGGCGTAGGGCGGGGTCTTCTCGATGAAGAGGAAGCGGAAGCCCAGCAGTCGGCGCTCGAAGGCGGTCTCAAAGCAGAGGCGGTAGAAGTAGGCTTGGAGGTTGTAGCGGTAAGCCCGGATAGACTTGAGGATGCCAGCAGGGGACGCGTCCTCGGTGGTCTTTAGGTCGTAGAGGTAGCCGTCGGTACCGACAGCATCAATGGCGCACTTGAGTTGGACGCCACAGTGATCCGTGGTGAACATGAACTCGGTCATCTCGAACTCGACGCCCATACGCTCAAAGGCGAGTTTGGCGTGAGAGGCGATGAGGTGACACTCAGCGGACTCCTCAGCACTGACGATTGTCATGCCAGGCGTTCCTGCGGTGTGCTCCACAAAGTCACTCCATATGGCTTTACCTTCCTTAGTGCGTTTGTCGCACTCGGGGGCCGTCACAAACTTCTCGTTAAGCATCTCGGGCTGGAGCACGGCGCAGTGAATGAGCGATCCCATGCGTAGGGCCTTGGTGTCCTCGCGCTCCTGGTTGAGGTAGGCTTGGTAGTGGGCCGGGGACTTGAGCAGCTCTTTGGAGCCGCTGTAGTTCAGCGCTTGGATGCCGTCGTAGAGGACGCGGTGTTGGATGATGTCGGGTTGGACTCGCATGGATGTGGTGTGGTATGTTATTGGTTGGTGGAAATTAGAGTGCGTCGTCGTCGGGGTTGGACTCCTCGACGCTGGCGGAGATACGGCGGACATCCTCAAGGGCTTTGTCGGCGGCGTTCTCCATGGCTTCAAGCGTATTGCGGAGGACGCGCAGTTGAACAACGAGGACGTGCACCCGGTCATGCAGGGGCTTGACTTGGGCGGCCTCGTCAGCCGTCTCGATGTGATCAGAGAAGACCTGTAGCTCAGTGATCGCCGAGCGGTTCAGGTCGGAGAGCGTAATGATGTCGGCGTCGTGTTGTTCATAACGTCCGGCGATATGCTGAACGGTGGCTAACGAGCCCGTGATGTTTTCCACTAGGCGTTTGATGGAGTCGCGGTTGGTCATCGGTTAAAGGTAAGTTCCTTTATCTCTCCGTTGGGAGCAAGGGTAAAGAAGCGGACTTGTGATCGTGCCAGGGACGGGTGCGTCTTGCGCTTCCACAGGCCGAGGTCGGAGAGGTAGTCGGCGTGTTTGCGGGCGGTCATCTCGACATAGGGATAGCCGTCGAGGAGGAGGAGCAAGGCGTACTGCCCGGTCACGGTGCGGGCGATGCGCTCGATGCCGGCGGGGACAGGGCTGCTCATTTAGCGCGAGGCTTCGGCCATGCGTTAAGCGAGAACAGGTATTCCCAGCGCTGACGATCGGAGAGGAGGTGGAGGTCGGTCTTCATTTTTTCGTTGGGGGTCTGCTGCTTGAGCCCGGGGTTAGCCAGGGCCTTGGCAGCGGCCTTCGACCTAGCCATGGTTACGGGCTTCCTGCCAGTCTTCGATGGCCTCGATGAGTTCGGCAGGGTCGACGCGCTTGGCGTGGCGGACGCAGTACCAGATGGCGTCACCGGCCTCGCGCATACCTTCGAGGCGTTCCTCAAGCTGCTTGATGCGGGCGTCCTTAGCGGCCAGCAGGTTTCCCTGGTGCAGGGACTTGAAGGCGTCTTCGATGGGGTCGCTCATTTGGTCAGCGGGCGAGGGGTGGGGGAGGCTCCGCCTAGGATAGACTGGGAAGTGGCCGCAGAGCGGAAGCCAGAGGCCGCCACAGCACCATCGTCGTCGAGGTCTACGGAGATACCGCAAGCCGTCTGGATGGACTGCCGGCGGATGTAGGTGATGGCGCCGCCAATCTTCTGGGCGTCGAGCCCTTCGGCCTTGACCATCAGGCGACCGAAGTCGAAGCGCTCACCCGAGGCATGAAGGAAGGCGGTGTTGATGCCGACCTTGCCCTCCTCGGAGACGAGCGTCTGGATCAGAGCCAGGTTGTGCTCGAACAGGACGGGCTTGATGGCGTCGAGCAGCGCGTCGAGGGAGACGTAGCGGTTCTTGAAGCCGGGGTTTACTTTGTTGGCCTTGACGTTGTCGAGCTCGGCGAGAGCCGCGACTAGGTCAGCGGTGGGGGTTTGGGTTTTGGGCGTGGTGCTCATGGTGGGAATTATTTGGCGTCGTCGGCCTTGGAGACTTCACCGGCCTTGATGGTGGCCTCGATGTCGTCGAGGGACATCCGCGTGTAGCCAGGGACGAAGAGGTTGTAGTAGGTCACGCCATTGCGGACGGTGGGCGTCAGCAGTCGGGCAACCTTCTGGTCAGGTAATACGATGTATGACGAGTCAGCAATGATGCGGTACTCGCCAGAGTGTTTGGGGTCTTTCTTCATAGGGAGATTAGTTGATAACGCGGCGGGTGGCGGCGTCGTAGATCAGGAGGGCGTCGGCGTTCCAGAGCGTGACGTCGACGTTCGGGAAGAGTTCGGCAGCGCGGGCCTTCAGTTTGTTCTTCCATTGGGTCGTGGTCAGGTCGCCCTTCGTGCCGCAGGTGTGGGCCTTCTGCCAGATGGCGGGGCGGATGCGGTGAATCTTCCAGCCCATGGCAACGGCGGCGCCGTAGAGGACGCCAGTGTTCCACATCAGTTTGCCGATGGCAGAGCCGGGGATGTTCTTGCCGGCGAAGAGGGGCGGTTCCTCAAGGAACAGTTCCGCGTCCTTAGCCTTGCAGCTGAGGTCGGCGAGCAGTTGGCAGACCTCCATGTCGGTGCCGGGCATCTTAGCGCACTCGACAGGATCACCGTCAACCGACCAGACGATGCCTCCGTTCACGCCAGGGTCGATAGCCACGAGAAGTGAAGACATGGGTAAGACCCTTGTCACTTGCCACGCTGGGACAAGCGGAAAAGATTACCAACGCGGATGGCGTAGTCGTTTGGGGCGAAGTTCCAAGACTTGGCGCCTTCGTAACCGCGGTTCCAAGCCAGGGCCAGTTGCTCAGGGGTTGGGGTGGAGTAGCCGTCAGCCTTAAACCTCTGGCGCAGGATTCTCAGATGGGCCGCCGCGATCATGTCCTGGGCGGTGACGTTGCGCCACTGCGACCACTGATAGTGGAAGTGCTTCTCGGACTCGAGCAGGGCACAGGCGTCGGACCACGCGGCCTTGCCGACCTGATACATCCCGCGCTCACCGGCCTTGCCGATGGCCTTGCGGTTCTGGCCGGACTCGACCATGGCGATGGCCTCAAGGAAGGTGGCGTCGGAGGCCGCAGCGGAGTTGAAGCCGAGTAGGAACAGGGCGACGATGGAGAAGGGGCGGGTCATACGCGTCTTGGGACTTGCGATCCGGCGACCTCGAAGCCGTCCATCTCGTAGCTGTATTGGATGCCGACCCAGCCACCCGCGGCGATGTATGCCTGGAGCGAGACCTTTGTGGCGCCATCCTCGTGCAGGGCTTCATGGTAATGGGCCAGAATCTTCTTGAGGTTGGTCGACGCGATGGCCGACTTGGCCGAGCAGATGTCCCCGGTCATGATGCGCTCATTCACCTCATAGACTTCGGAGAGGAGGTTACGCATACCGTCGAGGTGCTGGAAGTTACTCATGGATAGTATCGTCTCGGAACTGGGGGTTATCTTGGAGGCGCTCGGAGGCCGCGTGGTAGGGTCGAGCGTCGGGGTTGATGGCGACTCCGCGGATGATGGCGTCGTTCTGATCGGCGACGCGGGCCTTGAGTAGCCTAATCTCGGCAGCCTGTTCCTCGATAAGGGAACGCTGGATGTCGAGGATGTCGTC